TCACCGATACAGCACCCCGCCATCATGGGTGCTGTCGCCGCTGACATAGGAATAGGCAAAATCACTGCCGGGCATGTGCGGAAAACCTCGGAAATTCAGCTGATTGCCGAACTTCTCTCGACAGGTGGCAAAGCTCTTGTCGCAGCCGACTGTCAGCGTCACGGCATCGCCCGCAGCCGGCCGCGCCTCCAGCGGCAGCCAGAGCCGCAATGTCACCAGGCCACCCACCGCCGTACCGCTCTCCTCGATCGCCACCCGCCGGCCGGCCAACAGGCCATCGTCAAAACGAAGATGCCCCAGTCGGAAATGCCCCTCGACCAGATCGGGCAGCCCCGACAGCGTCAGCCGGTCGGCCGACAACACCCCGGCGACGGCAGCCGAAACCCTGCGGTTCGCCACCGCCATACTCACCCGGCACCTCTCATCTCCGAGATCGGCATCGCAGCGCCGGTTGTAGATCCGGCCCTCGGGCTGCTGCAGGCGGTGAGCGAAACTTCTGAGTTCCGCCGAAAAGCCCGGCCCCCCACGGCTCACCTCGCCGATTTCCTGCACCGAGATCAGCGCGTGCTGCTCGTCCGCTGCCTGCCAGTTGACAAGAAAAAGCTCAACCCGCGCGCCGTCATAACGTCCGGCCGCCAGATCCGCCTCGGCGATCGCCTCACTCGAAAAGCCGCCGCGCACTTCCGCGCCCGGTGCCGAAAGCCCGCTTGCCACACTCGCCTCGGTCGCCGCAAAGCCAGTGCCCCGTTCAAACGCCGTGCCGTCGAATGTCAGCTGCTGGTCATGCTCGGTGAATCCCAGCCTGAAGCCATCGCGGCAGGTCACCCGCCAGGCGCGACACAGCGTCGTTTCACCCGTCGCCAGATGGTCGGCCAACGCTTGCGGGAGGCGTTTCATGGGATCACCTCGATCAGCGGAATGGAAGGAATGCGCCCGGCGCTAAAGGCTTCGAGATCGATCTCGATCCGGTCGGTATCGAACCGCACCGCCACGTCATAGTCGAAGCCCGCGCGTATCTCGGTACCCTCGCCCGGCACATGCCCGGCAGTAAACGTCACGATCCCGGTCGTCGCATCGCAGGTGAACCCCTCGGTCACCTCGTCGCCATCAATCGCAACCCGCACCGATCCCGCCACCGGCTTCACCACCGGCCGCCGCTCCACCGCCGCGCCATCACCATAGGCCTTCAGCAGCTGAAACGCCGAGGTCTCGCCGTCCCCCGTCCCGATCCATTGGTCGAGCGGCGTCACCGCCTCGCCCGGCCGCGCTGATGAAGAATCCACCGGATCGCGAAAGCGAAAGGCGTGCAGCTGGCCGCCGCGGGCCTCGAAAAACTCCAGCACCGCATAGAGATCCGCCACCGAGCGCACCGCAGTCCCGACATCATACCGGCGTCTGGAAAACCGCCAGCGCCGATTGCGCGCCTCGCGCCCGTTGGAGAGCGAAACGATATCCGTCTGCCGCCCAGGCCCGCCGCTCGTCGTCAGCGACAGCCTCAGCGGAAAACGCTGTTCATGAAAGGCCATACCCGCCTCCGTTCTATGGATTGATGAGGATGAGGTTCTTCGAGCGCCGATCAGGCGGGCTCGCAGCAGGAGCGCGCCGCCGTTTGTCTCGCGGGTCGCTCGCGCCGACCGGTTGCCCGAAGGGCTCAGGTGCAACGTGTTGCACCGGGGATGTGGGGCTTCTACCGCCTCAAAGCCCCCGCCGCCCGCGCCCGACCGAGCGTGCCAGCATCGCCGTGATCTGCCCTTCGCTTCTGGCAAAACTCGCAGCATCTGTCGCCGTCACCTGGAAATGAATGACGGTCGCAGCGCCGGCCCCGTCCGCTGCCACACCGAGCGCGCCGTCGGCGCCCCGCTTCAAGGGCAGGATCGCCTCCGCCCCCGCCTCGCCCATCAGGCCCGTCCCGCCTGACATCGGAAAGTAGGTCGGCGCCGCCACCACCCCGCCATCGGCAAAGGGCACCAGCCGGCCCGGCACACCACCCTTCGCATAGGCGGTCACGCCGGTACCGGACACCTTGTCGAACCCTGCGCTCAGGCTGCCGATCAGGCTCTCCGCCGCATCGCCGAGCAGCCCTTCGAGCGGCTTCAGCCCCGCCGACAAGGCAATGTCGGTCAGCCGCGATCCGACACTGCGCAGCACCTCCTCCAGCCCCTTGCCCCCTGATGTCGCCCCCTTCAACGCCGAAGTCAGCGCCCGGCCAAAACTCGCCGAGCGGCTTTCGAGATCGTCGAGCACCGCGAGTGCCTGCGCGCCGTCGAGATCGACGGAGAGCGACAGCATGTCGTCATCGGTCATGCGTTTTTCCTTTCGCAGACTGTGCACTTCCACTGGTGGAAGCCTCAACGCTCAGTCAGGGAACCGCCGCATCAAGGCCTCGACCTCGCCGCGAGACAAGCCCGCCGGCTCTCCGAACGCCCCGGCGATCGCCGCGAGCTCCGGCAGGCTCAATCCCCAAAACACCTCAGGCAAAAGCCGCAGACGGGAAAGCCCCAGCGTCATCGCCGTTTCCCAAGGAAACGGCCTCGCCCTCGTCCCGCCTGCGGCCTTCAAGGGGAGGTGCCGCCCTCAACAACTCTCTGAGTATCCGCTTCACCATCATAATACCCGGCCCCAAACGTCACTGCCAGCAGCTCGCCGACCACGCGCGCGGCCCCTGCCACCCCGCCGTCCACCGCCATCTCGGCCACATCGCCGTCCGACAGCCGGTTGCCCCCACCGCGAAGCCCGCAGGCGAGAATGCGCGTGAGATCCGCACTCTTCAGCCGTCCGCTCGAAAAGCGTGTTGCAAGATCGGCCAGGCTCTCTGCGCCAAACGCCGTCTCCAGTTCGGCGAGCGCGCCCAGCGTCAGACACAGAATCCGTCGCTCGCCATCGATCACCGCCTCCACCTCGCCGCGATGGCGGTTGGCGCGGTTCACCGTCACCGGCTCGCGCATATTCCGTTCATAGCCCCGCATGGCCGCCTCACAGCGCCGCAAAGGAAACGGCCCCAGCCGATTCCAGCGCGATCTCGAAGGTCACCTCGCCATCGTGATTGCCGGCATAGTCCAGCGCCGTAACCTGAAACGGCGCCGTCACCGTGCCGAAGTCAGGGATCACGACCTGGTAGTTCAGGACCGAGCCGGCAAAGAAGGCGGCTCTCACAAGTGCGTCCGAAGCCGCATCCTTGAACAGCCCCGAACCGGTCAGCCCCGCGCGCCGCACCCCCGCGCCTTCCAGCAGCTCCCGCCAGCGCCCGGCGCTTTCACTATCGGTCACATCGACCGACTGCGCATTGAACGCCAGCCGCCTGGCCCTCAAGCCCGCCACCGTCACAAACCCCGCCCCATCCTCGATCTTCAGCAACAGATCCTTGCCCTTCTGCGCGCCCATGGCGTCTCTCCTTTGGTGATGTGTGTGATGTTGCGGAAGCCGGCGGCGCTGCTCTCCACCTCCCCCTTGAGGGGGGAGGTCGCGGCAAAGCGGCGGGTGGGGGTGACCACGGCGAGACAGGGCAAAGCCGGGAAGCGGCCCCTCATCCCACCGCGGACGTCCGGTCCGACCCTCCCCCTTAAGGGTACGGTGGAGGCAGCGCACCCAATGCATCCCCTCACCCTGAGGTGCCCGACTCTGCCGGGCCTCGAAGGGTCGAGGCCTCCTATGAAACGGATGCTTCGAGGCCCTCGCCCGGCTCGGGCACCTCAGCATGAGGGCCTCGTACCGGGCACGCCCAACAGCGCACAGCCCAAGATTTCGCCCTATCGCCCGCCGCACAACCGGCCTAGAAGAAAAATCCCGCCTCTCTGAATCCCCTCCCGAGTCCCCGATGAACATGCCCCGCACCATCCTCGTCGCCGCGCTTGCGGTTTCGCAGATCCTCGGCTGGGGCACGACCTACGAAATGCCGGCGGTGTTCGGTCGGGCCATGGCAGCCGATCTCGGGCTTGCCAATGAAATGGCCTTTGCCGGCCTCACCGTGATGATGCTGACCATGGCCTTTCTCGGCCCCTGGACCGGGCGGATGATCGCCCGCCGCGGCGCCGCCAAGGTGCTCGCCCTGGGCTCCGTGCTGATGGCCTCAGGCCTTGCGATGCTTTCGGTCTCCACCGGCCTTCTCACCTATGCGATCGCCTGGCTGATCCTCGGTGCCGGCGGCTCGTTCGCGCTGACGGTGCCGGCCTTTGCCGCCGTCGTCGAACGCGAGGGCCGCGAGGCCCGCCGCGCCATCGGCATCCTGATGATCTTCACCGGCCTGTCCTCGGCCGTCTGCTGGCCGCTCCTGACACTGGCCGGCGAGGCCTTCGGCTGGCGCGGCGCGCTTCTTGCGGCCGCCGCCGCGCAGCTCCTGCTTGCCCTGCCCATCCATCTGGCGCTCGGCCGCATCGCGATCACCCGCTCGGACGAAGACCGCGCCGCCGATCAGATCGAGCCGCTCGCGATGAGCCGCCGCATGGCAACGCTGGCCTTCCTGCTGATCGCGCTCTCCACCTCGCTGGCCAGCCTCATGACCTTCGGCCTCTCACCACAGCTCCTGCATATCCTCGAACTCTCGGGCGCCACGCCGGCACTCGCGCTGCAGCTCGGATCCCTGCGCGCCGTCTTCGGCATCGCCGCCCGCGCCTTCGATCTCGTGCTCGGCAAGCGCTCCTCGCCTGTCACCACCGGCCTTGCCGGCATGGCAATGCTCACAGGCTCCAGCCTGCTCCTGATCTTCTCCTCCGGCACGCCGTCGAGCCTCTTCCTCTTCACCGCCCTCTACGGCTTCGGCTCCGGCGTCACCACACTCGCGCGCGCCACCCTGCCGCTCTCCTTCTTCTCCGCCAGCCGCTTTGCCCGCCAGTCGGCGCGCCTGTCACTGCCGCAAAACCTCGCCAATGCCACCGCTCCCGTGCTGATGACCGCCGTCATCGACCGCGCCGGCATCGACGCCGGCCTGCTGCTGGCCACGGCTTTCGCCACGACAGGTTTCGTAGCCATCCTGGCGCTGGCGGTGATTGCAAAGCGGGGAAGCCGGAACACCGTCTCGACCACCATCCGCCCCTCATCCTGAGGTGCCGGGCAAAGCCCGGCCTCGAAGGATCGAGGCCACACAGGAAGAGCGTAGGGATCCTTCGAGGCCCGCGCGTGGCGCGGGCACCTCAGGATGAGGTCGCACCTAGCGATGACCTCACCTCACTCCACCACCGCCCGAAAACCCGCCTCGGCCACAAACAACCCGGCCCTCACCTCCCGCCGGCTGAGCGTCCGGCGATGCCGGAAATTCACCAGCCGAAACCCGTCGAGCATCTCCGGCAACCCGTCTGCCACCCGCCTGAACTCCGCCACCAGCCCTTGGGCCTCACGCTGCGACACGGCACTCCAAGCCTCCAGCGTCAACAGTATCTCCGCACCGTCCGCCTCGCCCGTCGAGAAATCCCGCGCCTCGACCGACCCGAGCGCCAATGCCGGGAAGCGCTGCGGCCGGATCGTCCGGTCGGAGATCCCCTGCGGCCCGAGCACCGCCATCAGCGCCGCATCCGCCCTCACCGCCTGTTGAACAGCTGCCAGCAAGGCATTGACCACATTCGTCATGTCGGAGCTCCCTGTTCATCGCTCGAATTCGAACCGGCACCTTGTCTTGCGGCGAGCTCCCCGGCGGCGGCATCAGTCGACAACCCATCCATCCGCCGCGCCCGCCGATATGCCAGCGCCTGGCGCAGCATCTCGCCCAGTCGCCTGCCACTTTCCTCCAGCGGTGTTTGGTTTCGCGCGCCGCCGGTCATCCCGTCACCTCACGGCACAGCGCCACCTGGAACCGCCCCGTCTCGTCGGGATCGCGCAAAGCCAGGATGTCGAATACCCGCGCACCCTTGCGAAACCGCTGCCCGACCGCCAGATCCCCGCGCGTCCTGACCGTCACATGATGCGTCACGGTCGAAACCAGCCCCGGCCCCTTCTCTTCCTCGGCAAAACTGCGCGGCTCGATCAGCGCCCAGACGCGAGCGAGTTCGACGAAGCCCGTCTCCGCCCCGCCCTGGCCGTCCTCGACAGCCTCCGGTCGCTCCAAGACCAGCCGCGCGGTCAGCCTTCCGGCATCGATATCGAGAAGCGCCATGGTCAAAGCCCCCTTCGGCAGAAGGGTCCGATCAGCCGGTCATAGCCGGGCGGCACCACCACCGGCTGGGCGTCCGGCGCCACCACGCCTCGGGCAGCAAACATGGCCGCAACATGCAAAAGCATCGCCCGCTTCAGCGTCGGCGGCACATCCGCTCCGCTTTCGCCGAAACCGGCGGAAAAGTCGACTTCGACCCCGTTCATCACCTGCCCCGGCTCCGGCACCGCGCTTAGCCAGAGCCTTGCCGGCCGCGCCTGCCCATCGAGCAGATGGCCGTCGAGACCGACCATCTGCGGCTCGCCGTCACCATCATAAACCGTCACCGCCGTCACCGCCCGCACGGGTCCGCGCGCAATCGTCATGATCCCATCTGCCGGCCAGTCGTCGCGGAAAAGCCGGAAGTTGCGCGCCGCCAGCACCAGCCCAGTTTCCCGTTCCAGATGCTCACGCGCCACGATGGCGAGCGCCGACAGCAGCGCATCCTCCTCCTCGGTATCGAGCCGCAGATGCGCCCGCACCTCGACAAGCGTCAGCGGCTCCACGGCGGGTGGAGTGAGTTCGATGATGGTCATGGGATCTTTCCTGGAGATAACGAGAACTGGCGATCAGCCTGCGAACGGTCGCAACCGCCGCTGCGCGCAAAGTTTGAATTGCCCGCAACCCATTGGCCTTTGCCGCGTTGGGTTGGACAGGTGGACGCAAGGAGATTTCAATGCAGAGCAAGGACACATCGGATCATCACGGCGATCAACTTGACCGCCATGGCGACTGGTTCGACCAGATCGTCGGCAATTCCGGCTCGAATGTCGGCATGGCCCGCATCCTCGGCGCCATCCTCGCCTTCATTTTGGTCTTCGGCTCGGTCAGCTGGCTCATCGGCTAGAGATGCCCATTTCCAAGAGGCCGGTGGTCTCGCTGCCCTTGCCTTCACCGGCCCTTGTCCCCGCAGGCGGGGACAAGGGAGGCCCGGGCATCCCATTGTCGGCTTCTCAACGCCAGCGGAAAAGGTGCCGGCAGGTGGACGGGGGTGAGCGAAACCGAGACGGGGTGTTCAACGCTTGGCCGAACCGGCCCCGCCCCGGAGCAGGGCTCCGCCCCTTCAACGCGAGGGCAAGGCCCTCACACCCCGAACTTCACCAGCTTGATCGCCTCGAAATCCTGAACTCCGCCGCCGACGCGCTTCGTCGTGTAGAACAGCACGTAAGGCTTTGCCGAATAGGGATCGCGCAACACCCGCACGCCCACCCGGTCAACCACCAGATAACCCGCGCGAAAATCACCATAGGCGATCGCCGTCGCATTGGCGGCGATCTCCGGCATGTCCTCGGATTCGGCGACCGCAAATCCCATCAGCGAGGCTGGATCACCGGCGCGCGCCGGCGGCGCCCAGAGATAGTTTCCGTCGGCATCCTTCAGCTTGCGCACCGCGCCTTGCGTGCGACGGCTCATGACGAACGTGCCGTTCTGCCGGTGTCCGGCCTTCAGCGCGTAGACCACGTTGATCAAAACGTCGGAGGCGCCGCTTGCCGCGAAAGCCCCCGCCGCGCCGGTCGCAATCGTGCCGATCTTGCCCCATTCCCAGGAACTGTCGGCCACTTGATCGTAGGAGAGAAAGCCCTTCGGCTTCAGTACGCCGTCACCCGACACGAAGGCCTCGCCCTCCTGTTCGGCAAAGGCGATGTCGACTTCGGCGGCAATCCAGGCCTCGATGTCGACGGCGGCATCGTCGAGCAGCGCCTGCGTTGCCGCCGGCATGGCATATAGCTCCATGGTCGGGAAGGAGAGTTCGGACAGTTCCGGCGTGCCGGTCTGGGGGCGTGCCGCCGTCTCCGCCACCCATCCGCTCGCGAAACCCGATGCGGCAAAGGGCTTCTTCAGCACAGCGCCAGAGACCTGCCGCACGGTCGCGAGCGACCGGATTGGCGAGATCATGCGGAGCCTTCGGCCGATCTCCTCGTCCACCTGCGGCGGCACGAGATAACCGCCGTCGCCGGAGACGCCGGCCGACAGCGCCTTCTGGTCGAGATCGCGCAATGCTTGGTCGTCGCCGCGGCGCACATAGGCCTCGAAGGCCGCCTTGTGCTCGGCAAGCCCCACCTCGTCGCGGCCGGGCCGTTCCAAAGCGGGCCGGCGCTTTTTCAGCACCAGTTCATCGAGCAACCGGCTCTGCTCGTCGATCGCCTTGTTGATCCGCTCGACCTTGTCGCGGGTCACGACATCACTCGACAGCTTCTCCTCGATCTCGCCCAGCCGCTCGTCATTGGCCTCCTTGAAGGCCTCGAAGGCAGTCATGAATTCGGCAAAGGCCGCCGTCACCGTGTCGGGTGCCGCCTTCACCTCGGGTGCTGACTTGGCCGCAGCACCGCCGCCTGCCCTCTTGCCGCTGCGCCCGCCTGCGGCAGACGCCACACGTCCCGCCTCATTCGTCACGCTCTCACCTGCCGTCACAACCTCTTCCATGTCGCTCATCCTTTCGTGAAGTGATTTGTCGCCATCGACCGGGCCGCCCGGCGCATCAGCCGGACGAGCTCGGTTTCCCTGTCGCGGTAGAACCGCCTGTGCTTGACATTGGAGACCCTGGCCGTCGGCAGCATGGGAAAGGTCACCACCGAGATCTCCCAGAGATCGGCCTCCAGGATGCGCCGCACGCCGCTCTTGCGGTCGCTGCGGGATTTCACCGCCCGAAACCCGATCGAGAGGCCATCCAGCGCCCCTGCCTTCATCAGCGCATGTACCTCGCGGGCGCGGGCCACATCGGTCGCGAGCTTGCCCTCGACATAGAGCCCCCGCTCGTCCTCGCGGATATCAGTCCAACGACCGATCACCTCGACCGGATCGTGCTGGTAGAGCATGCGCACGCCGCCGGCTCCCCGCTTCTCCAGTGACGCGGCAAAGGCACCCGGCTCGATCGCATCGCGCCCGAGATCCACCTCTCCGAACAGGCTGGCATAGCCTGAAAACCGCCCGTCACCGGCCACGCCCTTCAGCGTCAGCCCGGCATAACAAAACCGCGGCGCGCCGGCCGTTTCCAAAGCCTGCATGGCTCGTCTCCTCGTGATATTGATAAAGTCTCGGCAGCCTCCCACCTCCCCCTTGAGGGGGGAGGTCGCCGCAAAGCGGCGGGTGGGGGTGATCCTGGCTGCGAGTGGAATGCTGAACTTAGAGAAAGGCGCCGCACCCATCACCCCCACCCCGGCACTTCGCTCCGACCCTCCCCCTCAAGGAGAGGGTGGAGAGCCACCCACCCTGTCGGCCGCACGCCCCGTCAGCCTCACCAGCACGCCCAGGCCCCACCAGGCGGTGAAGGAGGCGAGCGTCGCCCCCGCCAGCATGATCTCCGCCGGCGACAGGCGCCCCTCCAGGCCCAGCTGTCTGGCACCCCAGACACCCGTCGGCCCGCCAAAGATCAGCCCGCAGGCGACACCGGTGAGAAAACGCACAGCCGCCTCACGGCGGTGTTTGGGCAGCAGGTAGACCAGCGAGATCGCGGATCCCGCGACAGCGCCGATCAGACGCGCAGAGGTCACTCCGCCGTCATGGCCGAGATCAGTCATTTGTTCATCTTTCGCGGTTAGCGTTTCATCAGCGCCGGCCGGAACGATCCCGCCCTCAAGGCTGCGGCCGGCGCTGCTTTTTTCGATCAGCCACCGTCCATCGATCCGTGGGCCCATGCCGGATTGTCGAGTCAGCTGAATCCCTTGGCGGCGAAACTTCAGACAGTGATTCCGGCACTTCAAGGAAAGCTTGAAGCGCGGAGAAAGCCCCTTATCGCAGCAAGCTTCCGCGAGCCTGCGCGGCGGTGCTAAGATTCCATGCACTCCCGCCCCGCCCCCGGAACGCTTGCATGGACATCTTCTGGTTCTGGCTATTTGTCGTCCTGCTCGCCCTCCACAATGGCGAGGAATATGCGTTCATCGACCGCTTGGCATCCCTGCCGACCCGGCGTCCGGTCCGCATTCCCGTCAGGCGTTTCCGCATCGCGCTTGCCGCCGTCACGCTTGCCGGCGCCGTCCTCCCCGCCCTCAAGATTGCGGGCGTGTTCCTGGCCGATCGGCTGCTTGCCGGTTCTGCCGCGGTGATGCTGGCCAATGCCGTCTTCCCGCATCTCGTCGCGACCATCGCGCTGCGGCGCTACACCGCCGGTGTGGTGACCGCCGTCGTCATGATCACGCCGGGCTCGATCCTCATCCTGCAGGCGGCATTGCGGGCCGGACTTGCCCCATCCGAGATCGCGCTTGCCGCACTCTGGGTCGCGGTGCCGCTGGTTGCCTTCCTCTGGCTGTTCATCGGGACAGCGCTTCGGCAGGACTGAAGTCGTCAGTCCGCAAGCCAATCCACCATTCCCTTCGGCCACGCGCCCACTGCCATAAAACTACAATCGATCCGTCACACGGCTTTCATCGAGCCGAGCCATCTATCGCGTGGGTAAAAGACATCGGGGGATGGTCATGGTCTACGTCACACAGGACGTGCGCGCACCGCGCGGCACGGCCCAGGAAAAGCCGCTTCTTCTCGCCCTGCTCGTCACGCTCACGTTATCCGCGATCTTCGTCACCTTTCCGCAGATCGACATCGCGATCAGCCGGGCCTTCTATGTCGAGGGCCAGGGCTTTCCCGCCAATCAGGTGACCGCGCTCAACACCTTCCGCGCCTTCGGCCAGTATTTCCCGCTGACGCTTACCATCGTGCTGGTTTTCGGGCTGGTGCTGAAGCTCATCTATCCTTCGCGCCCGTCGCTCTTTCCGCCGCGCTTCACGCTGTATTTCGCCAGCCTCTTCCTTCTGGGTCCGGCTTTGCTGGTCAACGGCATCTTCAAACCCTTCTTCGATCGCCCGCGCCCGCGCAGCACCATCGAATTCGGCGGGCAGGATGTCTTCGTGCATGCCTGGGCTTTCGGCGGCGACTTCTTCGACGACCGTTCTTTCGTATCCGGAGAGGCGGCCGTCGTCGTCTGCCTGATCCCGCTTGCCTTCTTCGTGCCGATCGTCTGGCGCCGTTGCGTCTTTGTGCTGCTCAGCCTGTTTGCCGCCTTGACCGCGCTCAACCGCATCGCCTTTGGCGCGCACTTTCTCTCCGACGTGCTGATTGCCGCCGGCCTGATGGCCATGCTGTCGATCGGTCTGGCCTATGTCTTCTACGGCCGCTCCGGCGCAAAAGCCTGCGACATCAAACTCGAAGCCGCCATGACCGAACTCGGCCACCGCCTGCATGCCCGGCGCCGCGGCGTGATCGCCTCGATCAGCCGCCGGCTGGCTGTCGCGCCAATGTTACTCGCGCCAGCGCCGTCAACGGGTGAAAACGACAAGGGCTGAAGGATCTAAACTCGTTAGGCAGCAGTAGGCGCAGTGCCGTGCAGCACGCTCCCTCTCCCCCCACTGTGGGGGAGAAAGCGAAATCGAAGGCTTAGGCGAGCGCAAGCCGCCTAAACTTCAGATTTCGCAAGTGAGGGGATCCGTTCAGTTGCCACTGCGCCCGCGACACCCCACGCTTCCGTCCAGCAGAGCGGCGCCCCCCCGGGAACCCAGGTGCCATCTTCACCGGTCCCCTCACCAACAAAATCTGAGGTTTAGCCCTGATCGCTCTCAAGCCCTCGATTTTGTAACCTCTCCCACAAGGGGGAGAGGGAAAGAGCCCTCAATACCCCACCGCCTCACGCTTCTCCTCATCCGTCAAAAAACCCGCCGCCCCCACCCGCGTCCAGAGCGCATCTCGTTCCGCCGAAAGCCCCGCCACCGTATCGAGATCCGGCACCAGCCTCAGCCCCTCGCCCGTCAGCTCGCCGAGAAACACCGAGAGCGAAGCTCCCGTCCGGGTCACCAGCGGCAGCACGGTCAGGCGATAGAAGGCGCGATTGGCCTCCTGGTAATTGGCATAGGTGTTGTCGCCGGGAATGCCGAGCAACATGGGCGGCACGCCGAAGGCAAGGGCTATGTCGCGCGCCGCGCCGTTCTTCGCCTCGACGAAATCCATGTCCTTGGGCGAAAGCCCCATCGACTTCCAGTCGAGCCCGCCCTCGAGCAGCAGCGGTCGCCCCGCCCGCATCGGGCCGGAATAACCTTCGTCGAGCTCGACCTTCAGCCGCTGATACTGGTCGGCGGAGAGATTGCCGCCCTCCTTCGGCTGGTAGACCAGCGCGCCCGACGGCCTTGCCGAATTGTCGAGCAGCGCCTTGTTCCAGCGCCCCGCCGCATTGTGCAGGTCGAGCGCCACTTGCGCTGCCGCCAGCGGCGCAAACCCCTCGTGATCGTCGAGCGGATGAAACAGCTTCAGATGCAGCAACCCATCGAGCGTGATCCGCCTTGCACGGGTGCCGGCGCGATAGTCATAGGCAGACGGCCAGCCATCGGCTCCCGTCACCACGCTGACCCGATCCGGCCTTAAGAGATGCAACTCCGCCGCCCGTTCCGAACTGCGCCCGCCGGCCGCCACCGCCTCGACATAGGCATTGCCCGAGAGCAGCAGCTGGCCATAGAGCGTTTCGAGAAAATCCGCCCCGGTCATCGCCCCGTTCGGCCGAGACAGCAGCGTCAGCGCCGGATGCTCCGGCCGCTCGGTCTTGCTGTTATAGGCGAGGAAGGCGATGCTGGCGGCGGCCTCTGAGACCAGCCGCACGCAGCGATGCGCCACCGGGTTCTTCATGAAGCCTTCCCGCGAAAGCGCCTGATAATTCCGCCCCGTCCAGCGCGCCTCGCCCTCGCCCGCAATCAGCGCCAAAGCCGTTCCGGGTCGGGTATGAAGCGCCTTTGCGTCGGACACAGGGGATCGATCCGGGGCTTCAACCCAGGGCAGACGAAAGGGAAATTTCATGGGATCTGTTCCTCGACAGGAATGAAAAACGGATCGGGCCGCCTTCAAAGGTCCGCCCGGGTCTCCTCTGCGCACACTCTCAGATTCCTCTGGCCGCTTCAGCCAGGTGCGGCCTTGCCCGCCGCGAAGCGCAAACCATCGATCAGCAGCTCGACCATCACGGGCGTCTCGCCCTCCGGCTCCGCACCCTTGATCGCCGAGAGATTGCCGATGGCGCGCAGCAATTCGTAGGGCTCGATGCCGGCACGAACGGCGCCGACCTCGACAGCAGCGTCGAGCAGCCGTGTCAGCGCCGGCTCGAAATTCTGGCGGAAATAGTCCGGCAGCGCCTGGAAGGCCGGATCGCCAGAATGCAGCGCCTGGGCCAGCCCGCGCTTGGCGGCAATGAACCTCGTGAACCGGCGCAGCCAGAGCGCCAGCGCCTCGCCTGGCGGGTGGGTTGCCGCAAGCGTCGAGGCCTCCGCCGTGCAGGCATCCACCTCGCGCTTGAAGACCGCGATCACCAGATCCGCACGGCTCGGAAAGCGACGATAGAGCGTGCCCACACCGACGCCGGCGCGGCTTGCTATCTCGCGCGCTGGCGCATCGACGCCGCTTTCCGCAAAGATCGCCTTGGCCGCCTCCAGCAACGCATCTTCGTTGCGCCGCGCATCGGCGCGCACCCGCGGAATGTCCGCCTGCTGCCCGTGATTCTCGTGATTTCCCGCCTCATCGCCCATGTGCATTCTCCTGCCGTACGCCAAAAATCCGCGCAGCCCTTGCTAAACGGAACATTGTTCCGTATATCCACCCAGCATTCGGAACATCGTTCCGATTAATCCCTAGCCCAATCGCCCGTTTAAATCCAGAGCCCGGAGGCTCCTTCCATGAACGATCTCATCACCAAAGCCCGCGCCATCCCGACGCCCCAGCCGCAACCGACGCTCACCGTCAATCCCGTTACCCTGCCGGCGCCTGCTCGCGGCCGTCCGCTTGAGCTGCGCATCACCGCGCCGATCTCCGGCGACAAACTGCCGATCATCCTGCTCTCGCACGGCCACGGCCCCTCGCTCTATATTCCCTCCAAGGATGGTTACGGCCCGCTCGTCGATTTCTACGCCGCCCATGGTTTCGTCGTCATCCAGCCGACCCATGCCAATTCCAAGGTCGCAGGCCTCGGCCACGATGCGCCCGGCTATCCCTTCTTCTGGCAATCGCGCCTCGATGACATGACCCTGATCCTCGACAACCTCGCCGCCATCGAACAGGCCGTGCCAGTGCTCGCCGGCCGGCTCGACCATAGCCTCGTTGCGGCCGTCGGCCATTCGCTCGGCGGACAGACCGTCGGCATGCTGCTCGGCGCCGGCCTTACCGACACCGCCGACCCAGCCGTCACCCGCGTCCGCCGTCCGGAACCGCGCCTCAAGGCCGGCGTGCTTCTCGCCGCCCCCGGCCTCGGCGGCGACAGCCTCAGCGATCACGCCCGTCAGAACTACACCACGCTCAACCCGGATTTCTCGACGCTTGCCACCCGCACCCTGGTCGTCGCCGGCGATGCCGACGACAACCCGCATCTGACGCCCCGCGGCGCCGACTGGCATGTCGATCCCTATCGCCACGCCCCAGGCGCGAGAGCCTTGCTCACCCTCTTCGGCGGCAAACATGGCCTCGGCGGCATTGCCGGCTACGACGCCAAGGAAACCGATGACGAGGATCCCGAGCGCCTTGGCGTCACCCAGCGCCTGACGCTCGCCTGGCTGAGAACAGCGCTAGACATCGATGAAAACAGCTGGCCGATCGCAGTGGAGGCGCTCGAAGCAGGGGCTAAAGACATCGGCCGTGTGGACATCAAGGCGAACTGAGACAGGTCAACGGCTGCGGTGTCTTCGCGATGCCGCAGCCGGGTTTCGGCTCACCTCGCTCACAGCCTCTCCCGCACCGCCTGTTCCACCACATAATCGGCTGCAAACCGCTCCTCGCGCAGCGGCTTCACGCGCCGGATGCTTTCCTCATAATTCGGATGCGCCTTGTAGGCGGCGAGCGCCTCTTCATCGGCGAACTCGCCGTAGACGACGAGGTCGATGCTGCGGTGAAAGCCGTCGGTCTTCACATTCGTGCCGATCTCCAGCCGCGTCGCAGACGGGATCTCCGTCAAAATCGAAAGCCCTGCCCGGACCGCCTCCAGGTTCTCGGGGCTCACGGTGAAAAAGACGATGTGGCGGATCATGGGCAGCCTCGCAGTCTGTTGCAGCGCAGCAGCCGATAGCATCGCCCGGCCCAGCACTCAATGCACCCCATCAAGCCACCAGCCCCGCCCGGATCGCCGCATCAAATGTTCTGGCCGTCACCGCGATCTTCTTCGCCCGGTCCGTCCCGTTGACGATTTTCCGCGCTCCGATCCAGTCCGCCGTCGTTCCCGAGAAGAAGTCGGACAGCCGGGCGCCCGAAAACAGCCCCTCGGTCATGCCCACCACGAGAATGGTCGAGGCCACGTCCGGCCTGAGCGCCAGATCCGGTTCCGCCACGAGATCGAGCCCGGTCACCCGGCTCATCTTCGCATAATTCTCCCGATGGGTGATCTGCACCAGACCTCGGCCATAGTAACTGCGGCCCTCCGGGTCCCGCCGCCAATAAGGCATCGTCACCGTCGGGAGGCGGCCCGCCCGCCAGGCTCGCTCCAGCCGCGCCACGGCCTCCTCGTCGGTCGGCGCAAAGGTCTCGCGCACCGCCTGCATCGTGCCGCCCGTCTCGTGATGCGCCGTCGCCAGCATATAGGCGAGCCAGCGAGGTTCGGCCCAGCCGCGTGCGCAAAACCGCGTCAGCACGGCCTCGATGCCCTCCACCTGTCCCTGGCCGAGCCGCCCGCCGAACACAGCGTTGCGCAGCCCCGCGAAGACGATTCGCCGGTCGATCCGCATGTCAAATTCCTCGATGTCGGGATGGGAGTGGCAGCCCCCGCCATGTCAGGCGCCGGCGGCTCTTGAAAAAAATCCGGAATTAAAACGATTGAAGAAATTTCAATCGTTTAGAGCTCGTTCCGTTCATATTTACAAAGGTTTAACGCTGTGGAACTTTCGCCTCACAGACACGTTTGGAGGCCAGACTTCCAAACCCGAGGAGGGAAGAGATGCAGACGACCACTTCGACCAAGACCACCGCTCCGGCAACCATCCCGGCTCATGTCCTGCAGCGCCTCGAAAACGAATGGCGCCAGGTCCGCCAGCCGGCGCAGCCGACGGCTTCGGCCAAGTAAACCGATCCACCGCATTGCGTGATCAACCGGCGTCCGGAAGGGCGCCGGTTTTTTCGTTTGGGCTCTCCATCCAGTCGACGGATCCCCTCACCAACAACATCGAGGACTTAGCCCGATCAGGGTTAAACCTCAGATTTCGTTGGTGAGGGGATCGGTACAACAGGCACACCCATCTCACACCCCCCGTATACGTGGCTCGCCGCCACCCTCCAGCATCAGCGCCGTCAGCGCCCAGACCAGCGCATCCAGCCGATCCGGCGAGCGGCCGTTCGACAATCCCTCCGGCCCGAAGTCACACATTTCATCTTGCACCGCCTATCCTATTGCTTTTGCTAGATTTCTGTTTTGCATTTTTCGAACGTTTTGCAGTCGCCGTCTTTGCCTCGGTTTCGAGCATCTTGAGAACGCCCGCCCTCGCGGACTCTCGACGATCGACGAAGCGGGAGTAACGCTCGACCATAGGCGGCGACATTCCGACGATGTCGCAGATCTGGGAAACCGAAACGCCGCCCGCTCGCAGACGACCTACAGCCGTCGCCCGGAGGCCGTGAAGGGTCACGTTCGCCAGCCCCGCGATCTTCTCGCGCTGTCGCCGGAAGTGCACAGAGAAGTGTTTGCGGGTGAAAGGCCGCCCCATGGCTCGCCCCTCTCCCTGCTTCAGGAAAGGCCCCGGCTCGTCCGGCCAGGTGCGCATTTCCGCCTCCAGCTCGGGCAGGATCGGGCAGAAGATCGGAACCTTGCGCTTCTGGGTGATGATCTCGAAACCACCTTCCACGATGTGCTGCGGCCCCAGCCGCACGACATCGCTGCCGCGCAATCCTGTGTATCGATACAGGAAGAAGCCTCGACGAACCGAGCCGGTCAGCTTCGCCTCGGCAATCGCCAACTGCTCAGGCGTCCAGGGCTGATGACCGCCCTCGGCTTTGTGCGCCGATATTCCCTCGGTGATCATGACGGCCGAAAGCTCATGCTTGCGGAGCCATTTGCCAAACGACCGCATGGCCGAAAGGAAATTGTTCGCGGCTCCCGGCTTCTTGTGCATCGAGTTGAACAGAGTTTCGACATGCAGAGGCTTCAGACCGCCAGGCGGAAGTTCGCCCCATGCCTTCCGAGCCGGCCGTATCGACTGATCGTAAAACATGACGGACGAGCGCTGAATTCCCCTCTTTGCCTGCACGTCAATCAGCCATTTATCGATGGCGTCTGAGATCGTTAGCGCAGGAGCAGAGTGTTCTTCCCCGAGAAGCTGACGATATGCCACCGCGAACTCAACCGATTGCCTGTTACGAGGCAGCGAATGGCGCGGGCCCGGGTCTGCGCTGCCCCGGCCCTTCTGAAAGTAGTAATAGGTCTTGCCGCGCGAAGTTACGGCGAAGACGTGATCGGGCAACTCGATCGAGGCTCGCTTAGGTTTGGGCGGCATGGTGCGCCCCCGCGAGATATGGATCATCAGCGACCAGTCGCCCCGTTGGTCGCTCGCCGATGAAAGCTTGAACGGCTTCCCAGTTATGACGGACCACCCCAGGAGAGATGACTATTGGAGGAGGCAACAGCCCCCTCCTCACCATATCGCGGACCGTGCTTTCGGAGACGTCCAGCTCGATCGCCAATGAGGCAGAGGACATCATCGAGGGCGGTCGGTTGATGCGGATCTGAGCACGCTTCGATTTCGACGTCATGAACGCGCCCCCAATTCACATCCGCGCGCCCGAAACGTAAGGTCGCTCAGAAGCTCAAGTGTCGCCTCGATCCTGTGGACTGGAAGCATCAGGGACGCCTTCAGGTCGTCACAGAATCGCAACGGCTCTTTGGCGTCGATCAATGAAAAGTCCGAAAAGAAGTTCATGCGCTCGTCCAGGGCGTGGTGCGCAATTTTCAAGCAGCCTAAAACGCTGATGAACGCGTCATACACTTCATCCACCTCGGACACGGTCGCTCTGCAGGATGCACGGTTAATCTCTGCTGATGAGGGCAAGTTGATCGGTTTCGCCTCAAGATCAAAGTAGAGGCGAGCCGCGCGGACCAGCGCCAATCCGAGTTCGTCGTCACCATTTGCCAGTTCATCGTCGGCCAGGCGCAGCGCCGCCAAGGCCTCATGACGTGTCACCGCTCCCCGTTCCCAGCTCTTCAGGCGACCGTAGGCATCGCCGTAAGTCGATGAGACAAAGGCATCGCTATCCTGCTCTTCTACAGATCCCCGGCAGAACGCCTCCTTTCCCTCAAGGTAGGCGTTGATTGTCTGAAGGAGACCGGGAGCCGCCTGTTCATCCGAGGTCGGCTCCCGGTCAGTCGCGGCCGGCGCGTTTGCGGCGACATTGCCGGCGGCGAATGTGCTCCGCACCAGTTTCAGTGCGGAAATCAGATCGTCTGTCTTTTCGACAACGGACAAGCTTGCGGCGTGGGCCGCATTTGATGTATGAAGACTGTGCATTGTTGATCCCTTTCGTGGGGTTAGGAAAAGCCGACGCTGGTTCTCAGGCCTGAGCGTCGGCTTTTTGCGTTTCTGGGGACGCCCCGTAGGCGCGGTTGAGCTGGTAGATGATTTCTGCGTTCATTGACCGAAAGTTATGCTCGGCAGCTTCCTTGATGCGATCTCGCATCCCGTCAGGGAGCCTTAAGGGGAACTGCTCTTTCAAGGTACGGTTTTCCATAACACTCCTCATATCCACTGGATATGTCTCAGGCTACCCATTGGATAGGCCTTGCGTCAAGCGCTAATTGCATCCAATGGATAGGTATGAGCGAAGAGGTGAACCGCGCGTGGAAAGATCAGTATATGCTCCGCTTCCCGGAGGGGATGCGAGACCGGATTAAGCTTTCCGCAGAAGTGACGGGCAGGTCGATGAATGCCGAAATCATTCAACGGCTTAAATGGACGTTCGACGATTCCGAGGAACACGCCCTTCGTATCGTGCTACCCGTTGAGACGTTGAACGCGCTCATGACTGACGCCGCTATCAACGGCCAGTCGGAAGAAGAACTTGTCGTCGAAATTGTCAAAGCCAATTATGGCCAGGCGGAGTTGAACAGGTCGTTCGATGCCGTCAACAAGATGGCCGATGAGAACACGAAGCTCTCGGAGCTGGTGAGCCATATGAAAGAGAAGGAAGACGCTGATTTCCTCCTCTACTACAGCAAGGTTGTGCAACTCCGCCAGCTGGCACAAGCAATTATCGCGGCCGAGGCGGACGTGCCGGACCATATCGCAACGACTGCGCACGATTTAGATGCGCTCGGGAAGGCTGAGATGGAGACCTTGGCGCATCGGCATGCTGATGCGCTCTTCGTGAAGAAGCTGGCAGAACACAGCAGGCGTCTTAGGGAAGATATAGAGGAGAACAGCGGCGATTCTGAAGCTGGAAACGCTGATCAAACCGACGGCGACGCCCAGCATTGGGATTGGAAGAACAGCCAAACCGACACGCCGCAGCCGGTCGAAAAGCCGACGAAAACGCCAGGTAAGCGCCAAAAACGTTGACACCGCGGCCCCATATTCTGATGTCCAATAAGCTCATGTTTTCGGACATCAGAACCGATTTTTGCACCGCCCAGGACCATGGCCGATGAAGGTCCCCAAACTTTCCCGATCACTCGTCACCCACTACGCAGCGCTTGCCAAATCCGAGCAAGTCGCGATCGAGATCAAGGTCGAAGGCGCGTCCTTCCGCATCACGCCCTTCGACGCAGCGGCAGAAGCTCGCAACAGCAGCAGAAGCGAAGGCATCGAACAGCCAAGAACCGACGGCCTTAAATCGTGGTGACGCATCCGCAACCAACCGTCTAAACTGCGCAATAGTTGATAGCTCAAGAGGATTGAGAAAATGAACGTCAGCGACTTCGTGAAGGACACGTTCGAGCAGATCATCGACGGCGTCAAACGAGCCAAAGCTGCAGGGGGCAACGCAGAAGGCATAGCCGCCGTTCAACGCTTCAAGATCGCCAGTCTTCCAGATTCCCTCATTCAGGACTCCTCCGGCGCGATACATACGATCGTTGATTTCGATCTTGCCGTCACTGAGGGGAGTTCATTCGAAGGCAAGACGGGTGTCAGCGTCGTTGCATTTAATGCAGGCGGATCCGGGACAAAGGAAAGCCAGACCGTGTCTCGCGTCAAGTTCTCGATCCCGATCACGTTCCGCTAAGGTTGCGTCCCCAACTGGCTAATTTAGCCAGTCCGCTCAACTGCGGAATCTCCGCAGTTGGAAAAGGTCCCGGATGCGGACCATTTCAAATATTCCTGCTGAAAATGTTTTCGCGTGAAACGCTTTTCCGAAACCGTCGCAGCCGACCACGGTTAAGCCCGCCGAATCACGTTCTCTTCGCCCTGCCTGCCCTTCACCTTCAGCGCCCCGAGCTGCACCGCCTTGCCGATCGCGCTGCGCACTGTAGACCGACTAAAGCCGGACAGCCGAGCAAGCTCGGAGTGCGCCCGAGTGCAAGCGCCGCGCCTGTCGATCTCGTCTACGACGATTTCGAGGATACGGCGCTCTGCAGTCGTGTAGCTCATGAGGTCAGGCCGCAGCGCTCGCCAATGCAGCCGGAGCCGCATGGGGGTCGATAGGCTGGCCGATCACATCCGGCCAGGTCCGAATGCGTTTGGTGGTCACGCCTGCCGCCCGGATGACGGTATGATCGACATGGCAGCCAATGCCATAGACATCCGGCAGAAGGCTTTCTGCAGGGTTGCCCGCCTTCCGCAGCCGCAAGATCTCCATCAGGTCCGCGCCCTGATCTTCCAGACCTTGGCAAAGACTCTCGATCGAGACGCCGCCAGCCCTGATATCATCGAGGTCTATCAAAGGCCCACCAATGACCTCGCGACCGAGCGCGTAAAGCGTCCACGGCTCCAGCCCGTCGCCCAGCGCAACGCTGCTGAAGCGGATCGTGAGCGGCCCCTGCTCTTCATGGATCGCACAAATGACGATCTCGAAAGGCGGAACGCCGAGCTTCGATTTCTGGCTCTCCAGATTCGTCTCCAGGCGCGAGAAAACCTCGGCCACCGATTTTGAGAACTGCGTAAGTGCCACGATGTAGGCGGCGAAGAGGTTCACCACGTCGGACGACCCGCGCCCTGTGACGGCGATCGGCAGCCGCTCAGATCGGGAAACCTTTTCTGCAGCTTCCAACAGAATGCCGTCCTCGTTGTAGATCGCGCCGTCGGTCAGCATCTCGATCCGATCCTCATAGGCAATGCAAACATAAGCGCTCATTGGTGATTCCTCATGTCCAGAGTGTAGGTCTGGCCGAGCAGCGCACCGCCCCGGCCTCCAATGCCACCGCCAAAGATGGCGTTAACGAATTGATCAATGCCGCCCTCGGCAATCTTGCTGATCACGCGATCGAGGGCGTTCGCCAGGATGTCGGCACCGCTTTTCCCGGCCCTGAGGTCCGAGACGATACCGCCCAGGACGTCCTTCGCGACGCTCTGCAGCTCCTGCATGGCCTCCTGGTTTGCCTTCAGCGCCTCGCGCTCCGCATAGGTCGCCTCTACAAGCTGTTCGATCTTCGCCCGCTGCTCGTCTGTCGCGGCCGATCCGGCGCGGCGCAGCGCGTTCGCCACCTCGCGCTCCTGAGAGGTGGCCCCGATGAGGCTTTGCTCGAATTCAAGCTGCGTGATCAGATCGGCAACCGCCTTCTTCTCGCGCTCCGCATCGCTGACGGCGCTCGACCGCCCACCGCCTCCCTTGCGCCGCGCATCCTTCTCCGCCTCGATTTGCACCTGAGACTGGGTGGCATTGGCCCGGGCGTTCTGAATGGCCATGGCATCCCCGGTGATCTTGCCATCGACGCTCTGTAGGGGCGTAAGCGTCCCCAGGGCGGGAAGGCTCTGAGGCGGGATCGACACACCTTCACTTCGGAACCTGCTCGCCTGCCCAATCGCCGCGAGGATCTGCTGAGCGAGATTGGCATAAGCAGCAGCCAGGTCGTCGACCGCAGGCGTGGCGACGCGATCAAGAGCGCCGGCCAAAGCTTCCTGCACGGATTTCACGTCCTCCGCAGTTGCTGCGCCTTCTTCCAGCCTGTCACGCAGATCACCGAACGCATTGCCAAAGTCTCGGATGAACGTCGGATCGACATTCGCTCCGCTCAGGTCACGATTGACGCGGGCAAAAAGCGGCGTGAGCTGCCTCAGCTCCTCCGCCAGTCCCTCATACTGTTCCTTGGCCGGGATTTCCGCAGCAGCCGAGCGTTCGCTCTCCTCTTCGACACGCTTTAGCTCATCGGCATATTCCTTGAGCGCCGGCATTGCCTCGCCCCATCGACTGGCAACGCGCTGGATCAATTCCGCCTGTTTTTCGAGGGATAGCTCGACATCCTCCGAACTGGAGAGCAGCTCCGTGAAGTACTGGATCGCACTACCGCCCAAGCCGATTATTGCGATCGTCGCGAGAGATACCGGATTGAGCAGGCTTGTGAATGCACCTGCCAGCGCCGAGAGCGTCCCGCGAACGCCTGCCCCGCTTCCCAGCGCCTGGTTGATCTGGCTGCCTTGCTGGAGAGCTATCAGGAACGGCGACTGCCCACCGGCCAACTGCACGCCGATGTCGTTGAACTGAGCGGCGAGGTTCGAAGTCTGCGTACGAGAGGCCGCCATCGCCCTATCCAGTTGCCTCGCACCATTTACCGCAACACCAAAGGCCCGATTGGAGTTCGCGGCCACGTCATTGAACGCGGCGGAGGAGGCCTTGTCGACCACTCCGAACGTATCTGCCAACACCTTCGTATCACGCTGGGTCTGACCGATCAGGGTCTTGAGCTGCCGCTGGATCTGCCGCGTATCAGCGCTGATGCTCAAAACGAGCTGTTCGTTATCGGTTGCCATGATGGGGCTCTCTCGTCAGTGACATCAAGGATTGCGGGGGTGAGGGAGGCGACGGAAGACCATCGCCATCCCTCGGATGGGCTGGCCGAGGCATGCCAGCGTTACTCGATGACTGGAAACGGCGCTAACTGCATGCCGTTCTCATCGAAGCAGGCCCGATAGGCGGCGATCTGCGTTTCCGTAGACAACTTGAGGCGTGGATCGTCTTTCCACTGCTCCTAATGTCCATAACCGGGGAAGGTGCTCGGTTGAATGTAGACGTTGACCCAGGGCTTCGTGTCTGCCATCGCACCCGAAGACTTTCGCGGATCGCGGTGCCAAAGATAAACGCTTTTCAATTGACGCCCTCCCATACCTGCTCCCATTCAGGGCGGACCTCTCGAAATACCTCTTCAGTGATAGGTATCGGCAGGGATTGGCAGCGCGTACCGATCAGCTCATCACCGCTGTAGAGATATGCAACCACCGTCCGTCCGTCTTCGCAGAGGACAGCCTCAGCCTTTGGATTACTCATATCCGTACGCTCCCAGCCTGCACCCTGACCTTCGGTTTCTCCGGCTGCTTTCCTTCGAGAAGGTCGAGCCGTTCCTTGTGGTTTTTGATTGTCTCCGTGATGGTGTCCACGGCGCTGTAGAGTTCTTCCCGTGTCGGCGGTGAACGCATCGCTGCGGCACCGACTTTCTCACGGATATGGGCGCTCACGCTGCTCATGGTGTCGGTGTCCAATCGATGTCCGCCAACTCCGCGACCGCATTGCCCCGGATCTTGTCGACCCCGAACGAGACCACCACCCGCATGGCAACCGAGTTCGTCTGAAAGAGGCTGACAAGCTCGCTCGCAGTCGGCGCTGCGCTTTCGTTGGTGGGGGCGTCATCGAGTTGGATCGACGCCTGGTTCGAAACGTCAAGCTCGATGCCATCAGCGTTGGCAGCGACCGAAGCAGCGTTGATCAGCCGAAGTGTACCAGCGGGGATCGCGGCGCTTACCATCGCAGGGAGGCCAAGTAGCTCGCCACCCAGCGGGGTCATGCCTTTGAAGGGATCGCCCTGAAGCGAAAAGCCGTTCGCTACGTCCGGAGACATAGCCCACAGAAGGGTCCCGGCCCCTGAGCTATTGACAGACTGAAGCATCTGCAAAACGTGTCCCTCTTCGACTGGTCCATCTCCGGCCGTCAACGGCGTCACGCCCAGCATAACAGTCGCGAAAAATGCCTGATCAACCACATCAGAGACTGCGCCGCGAAGCTCAGTATTCACGAGGCTGTAGGAGCTCTCCTCCATCGACCGCGCAACCTCGTCGGTGACAACGATCAGCGCCGCCGCCGTGGTCGGCTCTAGGGTGGGCGTGTCGAGCGTCAGCTTGCTTACCGGAATTGGCTTGCCCTCGCCCCTCGACCAGGCGGTCGCACCTGCGACAACAACGCCCAAAGGTATGCGCAAGGGCACCCGGGCAAAGCCGCTGTCGAGAAGGCGGAAGAAGATCGAGCGATTTCGGAGACTGCCGAAAAACGCGTTGGAGGAAATTCGCCAGTCTCCCAGCACTTCACCGTAGGAAGCGTCCGACATGCTGCCAGCGCCAACGGCTGCCTTCAGAATCCGAGGAATGCGAGGGGATGATTTGCGGGCCTCAGCGATCGAGCTTGCCACCGATAGGTTACCTCGGGCAGCAAGAAGGGTTTTGACGACGACGCCGAGGTCGCTGCTGATGGGATCGATGTTTGACATAGCGTTCCTGCCTTGTTGTGTTGGCGGACGATGGAAAAAGAAACGCGAGTGCGCTACTCGCGTTTCTCGCGTTTGTAGGCCTGCAGAGCAGAAAGGCTGATCATCCACCGCCCACCACGCTTCTCACCCATGGCCTTTGCGCGGCAGAGCCACCGGACAGTGTCATGTGGTAGGTCGAAGCGTTCGGCGGCAGTCGAGGTGTCAACCAGGTCGTCCTCCTCGATCGCTGGGATTACGGGAGACGGAAGTTCGGTCAGCGCTTCCTTGAGCGCGATTAGATCCGCGACGATGCGGTCAATGATGGAAAGCGGGTCTTTCACTTGCACAGATCTTCCTCCGCCAAACACGATTGACCTGACTTCGCTCTGAGCATCTGCAGGATCTCGTCTCCGGTCGGCCTTCTGCCGCCGAACATGTCGAGCAGCTTTTGTCCCGCCAAGCGGCCCTGATGCCGATATGCCGCGCCATATCTGAGCTTTCGCTCGCGGCGACAGGCGTCGGAACATGTGCTTGCCCGTGAGGTGGCCGGCGAGAAATCGTGGCCGCAGATGACGCAGGTCGCCGTCCTCACCGGCGGTGAAATTAAAGGCTTAGAAACGGTCCGACTTTCCGACGTCATTTCTATTTTCGTAATCTTTTCAGTGCCTTGAAAAAGGTCTGACTGTGATCTGGTCATCTTTTCATGCCTCTTTCGAAAACAAATCGGCTCGAATAAAAAACCTCCGAATGAGATGGGCGCGGGTGGGGAAGCCGGGCCTTTCGAACTTTTGCCCCTCCCCCCCCGACCTCAGTGCGTTCGCGCATTCGCCGCCTCCGCATGCCAGTTGAGCCGAGCTTGCCGCATCCCGTTGGCGATAAAGGCGAGGCCGTTTCCTCGTCGCCGCATCTCCTCGCGAATGGCCGCGTTCAGCGTACTCTCATCCAGCCATGTCCAGACTTCTGCACCTCGATCGGGCATCCCGATTATCGCGGCGTGAACCCGCTCCGAGGCCGTGCTGAAGGCTGCGCCATGTCGAGAACTACCTGCGGTTGCCGCCCTCTCCCTCGCCTCGTAATTGATCCGATCGGGTGCCGCCTCCACCCTCCTCCCAAGCCCGTGCAACGGCTGCTCAGGATGCAGCGTTTCGGCCTGTTCGCTGCCGAGTTTCGACGTGTCCGGAAGAGAGATGGGTTTATTACATGGGTTACTTACATGGGTTTGTCGGACATTTTCGCCCGGGGTAACCGGACATTTTCGCCCGGGGTCAGCGGGCATTTCTGCCCGGTTCTCATCGCCCCGTTCAGGATCGTCGATGCAGCGCATTCGTCTGTCCCAATCCCCTATGATCTCACGAAACTTGGACCATTGAGGACGGTACTCAGCGCGGAAAGACTTGCCGCCATGACTGCTCTTCTGGAACAGACCTTGTGCGCAAAGCTCGTTCGTGGCCCGCCTAACTGTCTTTTCGTCGATACCGAGCAGCGCGGCCAGGCGCGCAATGCTCGGATCGCACTGGCCGGTTCTCTTGTTAAAATGGTCGAGGATGGCCCCGCCGACGCGCATATCAGCGGCTGACAAGCCGGGAGCTATCAGGAGGGCTTTTCGCCCGATGGCAACGTCGTGCCGTTCAAAGCCTGCCTTGCTCATCACGCACCGTCATAGCGCAGCGCGTGAGCGGTCTTGCAGGCGGCTATAGCCTCCGCAGCGGTGAGGTTGAACCGCGATCGCATAAATGGAATGATCGCACCGACCACATGATCACGGTTAGCTGCCAGCCAGATTGCTGCTTCAGTGACCTGCGAAAGCGTTTTGCAGTCTACCGCTTCGTTCTGCTGCCGTTCACTCTTGGTACCGGGTGCGCCTGAAACCGCATGTGTCTGATTAAATGAAACTTTCGGGCTTGATGGCGTTTTCACACATCTGGTCCTCGAGCTCCACAAACCGGCCCGCATGCAAAACCCGGCCCTGCTCGTAAAGTGCCGCCACAGGCTCGGCGCGCAAAAACTTGCCGCGTGTCGCCCGGACCGTCGTTACCGGCAGCCGCGCCTCAATGCCCTCCAGCACGGCGCGCACCATGTCGCCGCCCTGGTTCACCTCGGCCACCACCCGGTCGGCCTCGAACCGCCGGAACGCACTCACCACCGCCCGCGCCCAGCCCGCCGGGCCCTGCCCTTCCACCGAACAGTCCGACAACACAACCGCCTGGCCATTCTCCTTCAGCCCCGCGACCACAATGCCGCAGCAGGCGGATAGCCCACCCGCCGGCGGATCGACCGCGACCACGATGCGCCGCAGGGGCTCAGCCAGCTTGACGACGATCTCGTCGAGCCGCGCGCGCTTCCACAAGCCATCCGCCCGGTCCTCGATCAGCTCGCCGTCCAGTTCCTGCCGCCCCAGCCTTGTCCCGCCATAGCGGCTCTGGAGCGCGCCCAAAAACCCCGGCGCCAGATGCGCCGCATTGGCAGCCGTTGCCATCCGCGTCAGCCGCGTTCCCTCATCCGCCATCAATCGCTTCAGCAGAGGCACCGGCCGTGGCGTCGTCGTCACCACCTGGCGCGGATCCTCGCCCAGCCGCAGCGCAAACTGCAGCATGTCGAAGGTCTCATCAGCATGTTTCCATTTGGCGAGCTCGTCGCACCAGGCGAGATGAAATTGCGGCCCGCGCAGACTTTCGGGATCTTCCGAGGAGAAGATCTGCGCGATCGCCCCGTTCGGCCAGACCAGCCGCCGCCGCGAAATCTCCACCTCCGGCCGCATGCGCCGCGCAATCCTTGCCAGCCCCGAGGCCCCGTCGATCATCACCTCGCGCGCATCGCCCAGCGTTTCCGCCACCAGCGCAATCCGCAAATCCGTCCGCCGCCCCGCCGCAAGCACCTGCGCCTGCACCCATTCGGCCCCGGCCCGCGTCTTGCCCGATCCCCGCCCGCCGAGGATCAGCCAGCTCAGCCAGTCGCCTTCAGGCGGAAGTTGTTCGCGGCGGGCCAGAAGCCTCCAGTCGCGGGCGAGAAAGGCGAGATCGGAGGGCGAGAGTTCCGAGAGGTCGAGCCGCCCCCGGTGCGGCCCCGGCTGCACACCCTTGTCCGCTCCTGCCGGGACCAATAATCCTGCCCGCGCGCGGGTTTCAGGCGCCGTAGCCTCGATGATCGCCCCACCCAGCACTTTCGACCTACGGATGCCGTCCGCGATCCCGATCAACCCCTGGTTTAGATCACCAACAATGCCGAGCGCCGATGTCTGCGCGTTCGCCGTCCGATCCCTTGTCCGCCTGCCCAGGGATTTCGGCGTCATCGGCAGTCTCCCGAAAGCATCCGCTGGCCGTGTGGCAACAGAACCGATCCCCTCACTTGCGAAATCTGAAGTTTAGGCGGCTTGCGCTCGCCTAAGCCTTCGATTTCGCTTTCTCCCCCACAGTGGGGGGAGAGGGAGCGCGAGGCCAGCCGCGTCGACACCTCTCCCCTCTGTGGGAGAGGTTACAAAATCGAGGGCTTAGCCCGATCAGGGCTAAACCTCAGATTTTGTTGGTGAGGGGATCCGTTCCGCTGGCAATCCATCAACATGACCTAGCGAGGAGCGATCAACTCAAAGCCCCCCCTCACGGCGGTCCCCGCCCCTCGGCGAGGCCCGCAACCTCCGCCATCCGCGCCGCCACCGCCTCTTCCAGCCGCTCTGCCACCTCAGCCGCCACCCGAGCTGCAATCAGCGCCTCGACCTCACCGCGCAGCGCCTCCGGATCGCGCGCCTCCAGCGCCCGGTCCTCGGCGTCCAGGCGGTCGCGCTCCAGCTGGCGCAACAGCGCATCGATCTTTTCCAGCGTGCGCACGATCAGCGCAATCGCATCGGTCGCCGCCTTGATGTCGGCGCGTGCCTGCTTGGCCAGCGCCTCGTCGGCCCCGTCGAGCACCGCCTCGGCGCCCGCCCGCAAGCGGCGAAAGAGGTCGAACTGGGCGCGCATCTCGGTGGTGAATTCGTTGAGCAGTAAATCCAGCTCGCCCGCGCCCGCCGCCTTCACCTCGATGACATCTGGCAGCGCCTCGTCCATCTCCCCCCGTCGATCCTCGTCCAGCAT